CCAGAAACTGGTCGAGAATGTCAGGCGCAGGCGCACCAGCGGCAATCAGCGCCAGAACGGCAGCCGACAGGCCGTATTTGATTTTGGTGTTCATGGATATATTAAATATTCAGCCGCTGTCCCTGGCCCACTAAATACGCACTTTAAGATAAGTCAGCCCCGGATGAAGCCAGTAAGCCGGCACTTTTTTAAAGGGTGGAGTATTAAAATCACGAAGAAGAGCCTCCCGCACAATTGCATCCTTATCAGCACCACTGGCCAGCGCTTCAATCTCAGCGGCTACCTGAAGATATCCCATGCAACGGCCAACGCGCTTCATCAGCCCCTGCTTTTTATTGTTCTTCAGGTAATCAATGGCAAATTCAATGAGCTCCTCACTGTGCTGGTGCGATGGAGGTGTTACTTTCCCATTTTCTGAGATGGTTATTTTCCCAGCATCACCGGATACAACAAAGGATGGCCGGTTACACTCCCATTCCAGCTCACTGAAATTATCATTATGAATACTGAAACACTCTGCGAGATTTCTGCTCATCACTTTCCGACAATAATCGTCAAACGCAGCAAACTGCTTTTCATCGCCAGAAGGCACCAATATCGACCATTTCTTATTCAGCTCAACGACGTAGCTCTCCAGTTTTTCAATACGTGATTCAACATCATCTTTTTCTGACCGCAGTGTTGACGGCGGCATCTTCAGAGAACAAGTAATTCTTCCCGGTAGCTTTCCTTTGTAGGTTATCAACACATCCTGCGCCTCTAAAATTACGGGGCGCTTTTCCGGCAACGGTTCGTTCCATTCACATAACCCGGCAGCAACATCCATGAAAAACTGCTTCGCCTGCTTTTTCGCCTCAGCTTCGTAAAACTCCAGCGTGGCACCTTCAGTACGGTCAAGACTAATCGCCACATCTGGCAACAACAGCGACGCTTGCCCGTCACCTTCCGGCTTCACAGTAACAGTAACCTTATCCCCGTAATTATTTATCCCCTTAACAACCAGTTCATATTTTTTATTCATCACTTTACTCTCCCCGCGCCGCCTTACGCCGGTCCTCTTTGATTTTGAAATACAGGTTAGTCAGGTACGTCAGCAGCCCAAACAGCAGACTCCCCAGCACGCCTATTGCCGCCCACTGAGACGGGGAAACCCTGTCCAGCAACTGCAGGAACCAGTAGCCCGTTCCCACCGCTGACGTGGTGTATGACACACCTGTTGTGATTTTTTCCATCTGGTACATACCCCGTCTCCCGTTATCCGGAAGCTGACAACAATAAAAAAAGCCACCAGTTAAGTACTGATGGCTCTGATAACTCATGCAGGCATCTCAGACGACCCACTGACACTACCGGTGAGTTTAACGATACCTTCCATTTGGCTGGCTCACTTTTTATGATGATGCCGGTGCATTTATCTCCAGCACCAGACTTTCTATCTCAACGCCATACGCTGCATTTTTGGTAATATCCGTCAGCGTCAGCGCATTCAGCCCCAGTGTCAGACTGTCTTTTATGACCTGGAATGCCGGGCCAGCCACTCCATTCAGTTTCGGAGTAACCGTGGCACTGCCGGCGGTGAACACCAGCTCCAGCGTCTGCCAGTCGTTACTGTAATTCCCGAACTCGCCCAACTTTGTGTTTCCTGCTTTCTTGTGATGCATCAGATTCAGTTTGCCGTCTGTGGTCTGGGTGAAGAACGACATCAGGAACGGGTTACCAGTCCCGGTCATCGCCACGACGTCAGGTAACGCTACATCGGTATACAGATAAATTCCCAGACCGAACTGATTGTTGGTCAGTGCGCCTGACAGTCGAAACTTACAGCTCAGTCTGCCACCCCGTGTCAGCAGGGAGACTGCGTCATCCACCGGGCGCGTCAGGGACCAGGCTTTATTGCTCTGCTTGGTGATCTTAAATACACCATCTGACAACTGAATTCCGCCATTCTTAATGCTCCAGCCCTGCGCAGCAGCGTCTCCGGCTGTCGGCAACAGGGAGATTGTGCGTATGGATGCATCTTCAGACGGCCCCGATGGCGTGTCGCCGCCGGGCGAGAGTTTGATTTCCGGTGCCTTACCACTAATGAAGGCTAAGGTGCGACCGGCTACGTTCAGAATAGCAGTTGCCATACGATCGGGAATAATGCCACGACGCGCCCATGAGCTGAAATGCGTCGGGCGATTTGATGATACCCAGTTTTTGTTCGTTCGGGATGCCGAACCGTAATAACCAGACCCGACAATATCAGGATCTTCTGACGGGTTGTTTGTCGGTGTATTAACTCCGCTACCATCGGTCATAAAGGGAACAAAATAAATCTGCTGGGATTCTTTACCTTTATATGCACCATATACCACTTCATATTGCGTACCGTGTTCTTGTTTCCACGCGTATGTCGTGTCGCCACAAATCCAGGGGACTGATGCCGGACTTCCACCGTGACACTGCGCTGCCAGCCCGGCAAGGTCAGCACGGAACTGCTGTACCATTGCAAGAAATGCTGCTGGCTGCTGGGCGTAACTGGCATTCGTCATATCGAATTCCCCCTGCATCCAGCATATCGCCAGCAAAACGTTTTTCGGGTTTTTCTGCAATGCTGCCTTCGTGCGGAAAAGCAGATCCTGATATAACGGCTTACCCACTCCCCAGCGAGCCGAATCCTGACTGGCTCCCGTGGACTCGCTGAATGTCCCCTCCGTGCCCTGGGTGAATGCCGAACCACCACGACAGCATGGTACCAGCAGGATCCCCGCATTATTAGGGATATACGGAAGCAGTTTTTTGGCAATATGTAAGCCCTGTCCGACACAGCCGTACTGCCCTTTGCTCAGGTCAGCCCGGGGATGGTTAATCGTACTCATATCCTGAACATCATGCAGACAATGGTCAGCAGGAATGATGTCGTTAAATACGCATACTTCACCACCGGGAGTCACTGTGTTACGACGGGCCAGTTGCTTAATGCGCGGATGGGGCGCATCGTATGAATCCGGAAGCGGAAGCCCTTCACCGTAAGCCATGGCATTGGATTGCCCGGCCAGTACGATGACGTAGTACCACTCCGGCTCAGTTGCACCACTGACGACCACATCACCTTCTGCTGCAATCGCCTGCATCAGGGTATAAGGGGTTATGGCCACCGGACTACCAAACGGCTGCCAGCCCTCCTTCAGTTTTTGTGTCAGTCGTTTCGCAAGGTCTGACGGCGATGCCGCCCTGACCACGTCATAGTGTTTAAATGCCATGAATCCTCCCGGGCGGGATAATGTTGTGAGTCAGATAAGGAGCAGGCTGAAGTCCGGAAGTTACAGGACAATGGCAGAAGGGAGACTACAGCCCGCAATTCGAAAAAGACCGCGCAGTTGCGCAGAGTGATTACTATGGGGTATTATTCGCCAGCTGAAATATTACTTCACGTTTTATTGTTTATTCCTTGCCGCCCGCGTCTCCCAGCGCGGGCTTTTTTTGTCCATAAGAAAGCCCCTCCGGAGAGGGGCTAAAGCCGCGTATCTGTATCATCATGCACATGGTGCCGGGTGCCTCCCGGTGAGTTCAGCCCGGTGCCACTAAACCCGCGTCATTCTCGTTTTGATAATCAGAGATTATACCGTCACCAGTCGCCCCTCCGCTCAGGGGGATTCACCATGCGAAATTTTTTTAACAAATGCCCAGTCTGACAGGCAACTGTCAACTTACTGAATTGTGAGCAACATAGCATTTAACGGGGAACCTGTTTTCTGCAGTAAAAAGGCCCACCGGAGCGGATGGGCCTGGAAGGATAGCGGTCATGTGATGCCGGTTTCCCGGTAACTCAGCACCGGTATCTGAGTCAACGTTTTCTCTACTGGGTCATTTCCGATACGCCCTGCCTGCTGACAGGCTTTCATCACATCTGAAAATATAGCACCCTGACTGATACTGTAGTACCTAAGGTTCCAGAAACTGTGATGTATCCGGCACAGAAAAGCCCCTCCGGAGAGGGGCTGGAGAGTGGCGCTATGTGCCATTGCATGGTGCCGGGTGCCTCCCGGTGAATTCAGTACCAGCACCTGAATCCGCGATTATCCCATATACCTACTCGCTGATTGCCCCTCCGCACAGGGGGATTCACCATGCCAGTTTCTTTTAACAAACTCCCCGCAAACCAGACAACAGTCAACCGCCTGAATTGTGAAGTATTTAAAAATTTCTCCCGCTAACTGATACCCGGCTAACAGTCTGGCGTTTTCTTTTTCAGCAACGGGAAAGCAACAACCACCACACCCGCCACCAGCACACCGTCAGCCAGCACTGACATTATCCGGCTGCTGCAATGCCACTCACAAAAACAGTAAGCAATCACTTTTTACCGTAACAAGTGATAATCCAGATATGTATCTACCCCAGATGAGTAATCCGAAGTTCATCCATACCACAGGTCCTGGCTATTCTGTTGTACTCCTGAACAAGAGCAAATAATTCTGAATTAGCAACCATGAACTCATCGCAAACCCTCTGAATAGCATCACTATTCAGAATAATAACGTCTCTTCCCGAAAGACGATCAGGAGTACAGAACAAAACTGTCAAACGGCTGAAGGCCTTTGCTCGTGCTGCATTGACTATATCAATACGCTGCCTAAGGATGAAACACCCCGACGCCTCATCAATATTCACTCTACCCACACCATATGAATGATAAATATTTAATGCTGAAAAAACCATTAGACCGTATAACAAACACTCAATCAATACTTAACAGAACTTTTATTTTTGACAAACATATAATATTTTCAACAATATCCTGAGCCAGGTATATTTCAGTATAAGGCTCTGCCGGAAGGAATCTGGAAGAATGAATATAGCGCGCTGTACTGGATTCGAACCAGTGACCGATTGCTTAGAAGGCAATTGCTCTGTCCGGCTGAGCTAACAACGCTGAATACCGATAATGGACCGCCATCGGGGACCCGCCCCCGCACCAACAACCCTGTTATCGCGTCGTCTGCTCTTCCTGATAAGCTAATGGCGGTTTGTGATGGTGGCCCTTGCTGGATTTGAACCAGCGACCTGGCGATTATGAGTCGCTCGCTCTCACCACTGAGCTAAAGGGCCGGGAGCAGAATAATAACGGTCCGTAATTAATTCCGCAATAAAAAACCCGCTCGGCGGCGGGTTGTAGAAACTCTTCTAACGTCAGGCATAAAAGGCCCATCGTTATGACGAATTTACCACAGATTCCGGAAAAATCAACCTTGTTACCTAGTTACCTTTTTTAACTGCCGCTCAGCCCATGCTTCTTCAATATCAAACCGGGTCACCAGCGCATCATAGAATTTCTTAACTGTTTTTTCCCATGACGCGCGTGTTATCTGGTTTGTCACCTCGCATATAGCATTAAATGCCTCCGTTGATGGTAGTCTTTCATAGCCACGACCACCACAACGCTGGCAGTCTCTGATAACAGGCATACCACGTTTTACCGACTCTTCACGGTGAATGGCGACACCACGCCCACGGCAATCCTTACAGGCGGTGGAAACCTCACCCTTTCCGCCACACTCCGGACAGGCAACTTTTACCACCTCCCTGACTTTTTTCCATTCTTCCCAGTAAGACGGATACACACCTTTCGTACACTTTGCCCATACCGGCGGCTTACCATCCGGATACTGGACCTTGTTTGTAAAAACTATGCTTTCAATAAATTTTTCCCCATAGCAACAAGGGCACTGCTTTTTACTCGCTGCGCTGCGGGCATAATCCTCAAAAGCGTACGAAGCCATAATGCGCATCACTACCGGTTTTATTTCTGCCGGAAGTTTTCTCAACGCCGCCACACGATCGCACCGACTGAGTGCATAATCTGCCAGTAATTCTGTTGCCCGCACCCTGTCATTCATACTGATGCCCATTTTCCCCAGGAACGCAGAAAAACCCATCTCAGCCCGATTCTGTGTCATGCCCTGCGCGGCCATCACATCAGTGATACTCAGCGCATCTTTTGACGTTGAGGCCGATGCATCGGTCAGGCCAGGGGATTTTGGGGAGTAGTATTTCGGTAAATCTTCCAGTTTCATTTTTTGACCTGCTCTTCATGCATTATGGGGTAAATCTTCACCCCCAGACGTCCACCAGATACTGGCTGACCACGAACGATATTGATTTCATCAAACTGCTCATCGTCCATTAACACTCCCGCATGCGTCAGCGCATCCAGCGGTGCTTTCAGGATATTGTCCAGGTCGCGACGACGCTTATCCGGTGGCTCTGCAATCACCTTTATCGCCAGCCTTCCGGACAGGCTTAATTTCAGCCGCTGCTGGCGAACAATAAGCGCCACAGCCCGGCGATAACGCTTTCCCTCCTCCGAGATAAAATATGTGCTGCCACGGCGTCGCCAGTAAGTGTTCACCGTCGGCGGGTAAGGTAAAACCAAATCTATGAGCATCAGTCACCTCTTTTACCCAAGCACGCCAGTTGCAAAGGCGTGATCAAGAAAACGAAAAATTAAATCAACCTGAGAACCATGCTTTTCTTCGAACGCCAGAGGATCCGCATGAAGCTCGTTGTGATGCTCCCGACACAGCGGTAGCGTGAAAATATCGTGAGATTTTGTCCCCATTCCGCCCTGACCATGACCAATCAGGTGATGGGGATCGTCGGCTGGCTTACCACAACACGCACACGGCTGTGTCTTCACCCAGCGTGTGTATTTCTCGTTAACCCAGCGGCGACGTTTAGGTCGTTTCATGAAAGATTCCGGAGACTCAGGATCAACGGCAATGCTGACCACCGTCTCTTCCTGTGGCGGGTTTTGCTGGTGGGCGTGAGGCAGCGGCGCAAGATTTTTTGTGCGCTGCTTCAGTATGCTGGTGGCGGTCTGCTCTCCCGGTACGATGTCGCTTTCACGGTACATTGAGCGGATTTTTTCCGCACGCAACCCCAGCGAACGACGTAATACCGCTTCCGGTAGCGCGTCCGCCACCTGATTGCGGACCGCCCACCAGGATAATTCAGCCAGCGATAATTCCCGTTCCTGCGAGCCATTCATTGCATGGCGTATGACGTCAATCATCCATGCAGACAGGTTTTGGTGAGCAAGTTGCCCGAGTGATTCGGAGGTCTGGTCGCGCAGCTGGTTGTCGCAGTGCCAGCACAACACCATTGCGCCGGTACCATAACGGTGAATGACGGTTTCACTGTGGTGATAATCGCCGTGTGGCCACTGGCAGGATTTAACATGGCGCAGTAACCAGTCAGACAATGCGCCAGCGCCACCAGCAGCACGAATCACTCGTTCGTCGCTGAAAAATGGCAGTAATGATTTATCCTCCGCCAGCGGCTGGCGAACGGCAGGAACGACCCCGGACGGCAGATTACGCATGCTTTTCGGTTCCGGCTCCACCAGTACCCGGGTATTGTGGAATACCGGCATGGATTCACTGCCCGGCTTAACGATCACCAGCCCGAGTTCCGGTACCAGAACAGGTCGAAGTAATACCCGCACGTTACCTCCAGATGCGTTGCTGGAATGTGCGGGACAGACGCGGTGGGCGTTCGGAGTAAGGAAGCCTGACGGAGATTATCCAGTGACGGTAGTCGAGGCTAAGGGCTTTTTTAACCTCGCATCCGCGCCTGCGGTAACACTGAATGAGCCATTCGGCCTGTTCTTCAGTGCATGGGGGATGCTGGTACCAGTCTGACTTAAATGCGTGAGAATACCGCTCGTGCGTGTGGGCAAGAACGGTCGAATTATCATGTTTGTAATATTTTGCGTTGCGTGCCATCGGTTTTCTCCGGTGGCACGGTGTTACTCAGCGGGAGTTCAGCCCCGCGCAAGATTGTAGATGAGTTTATTCTTCTGAAAAAGCAGAAAAGCCAGCTTTTATTCCGATCTCTTTCAATACCTGTAATGAAGTGACAAACTCACCGTCGCGCAAGATAAATCCGTCCGTCACTCGGGCATCCACAAAATTAATTAACGCAGCCCCATTTTTTTGCAAACACACAATGCGGTAATGACTAACAATATTTCCATTTTCAACGCACACAGCATAGAGGCCATCTTCACAAAAAATTTTACGCAGTTCTTCGATGTTCATCATCAGAATCCTTCCGGATAATTAGCTCTCCCCTTTAAGGGACCATCCCTCTTATCCCTGCGCGCTACTTAAGTATTTTTGATTCTATTCCGGCACCGTCCAGAACTTCAAATGCGTTGAAAATAAAAACAAAAACCCGCCGAAGCGGGTTAAGTGCGGGTGCGTTGAGAATGCCTGCCACATCAGAGGTGGCGAGGGATTTCTCCCTCGCCGGGTCTCTTACTCCTCAGGTTCGTAAGCTGTGAAGACAGCGACCTCCGTCTGGCCGGTTCGGATTCGTACCTCGCAGAGGTCTTTCCTCGTTACCAGTGCCGTCACTATGACGGTTAAACAGATGACGATCAGGGCGATTAACATCGCCTTTTGCTGCTTCATAGCCTGCTTCTCCTTGACCTTTCGGTCCGTAAGAGGCTAATCTCTATGTGTCGCATAGATATGGCCTCAGATTAATGTTAAGCGTCTTGCAGGACGCGTAATGTTAACTGGGGCTTTTCTCTATCTGCCTTTTGGTGTTCATGCCTGAGACAGATAGCCTCAAGCACCCGCAGTTATTCTACTTAACTAAGATTTCCCCGCAAACCGTTTTTGTCCGGCACAGTAAATATCCAACTAAACCAATGGCGTTCGCTGTATTTACCGCCAGTATTCAATGCACATGACCGCCATGAACACCCCTAAAAAAAGGGCATTTATATGTCCAAACATTAATATCAAAACATCAATTTTTTCCATATACCTTGCTGTGAAGATGATGGGCATACATGATGCGAACAACCAGAACGCAACAAACAAAAACTGCAATGCGTTTTTCATTATTCCCCCTACAATCAATGTGCAATAACATTTAAACACACCTCAATTTGGCCGGACATATAAATATCTAAACCAGAAAAAATCACTTACATAGCGTTACAAACTCTTTAGTCTAAATATTCATCGTAAAACATCCTCCACGCTTATCAGTCCATTTCGTTTCAGGTAATCTATCGCCTTCTCCGGTAATTTGCAGTCCGGCTGAGCTTTTTTCAGTTGACTGACCAGTCGTTTAACCCACATTGTTAATTCGCTAACCTGATTGCCGGATGCTGGTGGATTGTCGGCTTTACCCAGAATGGCAGCGCAGCAGGCCTCTCTGAGCACCCAGTCAACAGCATCCTTCCATGCTCCTGTTTCGACTGGCGGATTCTCACGCTTTACCTGTTCATAAAAGCGCACGGCTTTAACCAGTCCTTCTGATGTCACCGGGACTGGCGGGCCGATGAATAAGGCCTGAATTTCATAGTTCGGCCTGTCGTTACAATCCTCTTTTGTCGGTACATATTTCCAGTCACCAGCCCACGGCTTCCCCTGAAAGTCTGTAACGTCTTTTTTCACGTAGCGATATCGCCATGCAACTGGTTTTGCCTGCCCTGCCGTTTCATGCCCTTCCTGATAATTAATCTCGCTCATTCATCGCCCCACTCATCACAATATGCTTCGACCGGAGTTTTTCCTGCTTCATAATCATCACGCCATGCTTCAGCATCAGCAGCACTGCCACCACGTAACTCTGCATAGTCCATTAACAGTTCATGCCATGCTTCAAAACTGACGTTGTATTTAGGGAAGGTGCGAATAAGCGGGGAAATTCTTCTCGGCTGACTCAGTCATTTCATTTCTTCATGTTTGAGCCGATTTTTTCTCCCGTAAATGCCTTGAATCAGCC